AGCAAGACAAAGATTTTACTCAAACAATTGGTGAAATTTTTGTTGATATTGTTGAAAAAAATATCGCTGAACAAGAACCAGTAGATTTAGAGGATGATGTTCACATTGATTAATGGTGGACATAGACCAAATTGAAAGTATACTGAAATCATGGAAACAGTAATTCTAAAGAACTTGGTACTCAATGAGGAGTACGCAAGAAAGGTTGTTCCGTTCCTTCGTGAGGAGTATTTTCACGATAAGTCGGAGCGAACAGTATTTAATATCTCCAGTAAGTTTATTCTGAAGTATAATAACATTCCAACCAAAGATGCTATTCTTATTTCACTTGAGAATGAAAAAGACCTAGGTGAAACAGAATTTAAACGTTGTGTTTCCATAGCCGATGAGATGTATAAAGAGGGTGAGAAGTCAGATACTATATGGCTAGTTGAGAACACTGAAAAGTTTTGCAAAGAAAAAGCCATATACAATGGTATCATGGAATCCATTGGGATCATCGAAGGCAAAGACAAAGAAAAGACACAGAATGCAATTCCTGAAATCATGTCTAAAGCCTTGTCTGTATCTTTCGACACTCGCGTAGGCCACGACTTCCTTGAAGATGTTGATGAGCGCTATGAATATTATCACAGAGTTGAAGAGAAGGTTCCTTTTGACCTGGAGATGTTCAATACGATTACAAGAGGTGGAACACGCAAGAAGACTCTAAATGTTGTCATGGCAGCATCTGGTGTCGGTAAGAGTGCTTTCCTTTGTCATCATGCTGCGGCCTGTTTATCTCAAAATCTTAATGTTCTTTATGTCACTCTTGAGATGGCAGAAGAAGAGATTGCCAAACGAATTGATGCAAATCTCCTTGATATTGATATTCATACTTTGGAACAAATGCCACATACACAGTATGACGCAAAGATTGAAAACCTAAAGAAGACTTGCCGTGGCAAACTTATCATCAAGGAATATCCTACGGCTGCTGCGAACGTAACACACTTCCGTAATCTTCTTGAAGAACTTAAGATCAAGAAGAAGTTTACTCCTGATGTAATCTTTGTTGACTATTTGAATATTTGTGCCTGTGCAAGATTTAAGATGGGCAATGGTATGAATAGTTACACATATGTAAAAGGCATTGCAGAAGAACTTCGTGGTTTGGCAAAGCAATACAACATTCCTCTATGGACTGCTACGCAAGTTAACCGTGAAGGTGCAAAGAGCAGCGACATGGAGATGACTGATACATCTGAAAGTTTTGGTTTGCCTCAGACAGCAGATTTCTTCTTTGCTCTTATTGAAAATGAAGAACTTGCTGAGGCTGGTCAAATTATGGTCAAGCAATTGAAGAATCGTGGCAACGATCTCACCAAGAACCGTAAGTTTTTGGTTGGTGTTAACAAGTCAAAGATGAAGTTTTATGATGTTGACAACAACAATAATAACTTGATCAATGCAAACAATACAGACGAAGAGGTATTGGGTTCTGGTTCAGATGGTAAAGCATTTGATCCACAATTTGGAAAGAAAAAGAACAAAGTAGTTAACTGGACCTTCGAAGGTGCCAAGTAATGCTATATATTGACAAGAAGTATGTAAATTTGGTTTCTGGTTCACTTGACAAGTTTAAGTGGAAAAAAGAAACCCTAGCCACCTGTAGATGTTTTAAGTGTGGCGACTCAAAGAAGAACAAGGCCAAGACAAGGGGCTACTTCTTTGAGCACAAAGGCCATTATGTTTACAAATGCCACAATTGCGGTTTTACCTGTAATCTATATTCTGTTCTTGAAAGTATCAGCCCATCTCTCTGCAAGGAATACTCCTTTGAAGTATTCAAAGAAAAAAATCCAGAGCCAATCATCAAACCCAAACAAGAAAAACGTGTTCCGATATTCACTGACCTTGGAACGCGGCTTGACCTATTAAACGAGAATCACAAGGCAGTACAATATGTTAAATCTAGACAAATACCAAAAGAAAAGTATAATAATTTTTATTACTGCAGCGATTTTAGTAAAGTCATGCAATCTTTTGAAAAGGTTGGATCCAAGGAAGCCAGAATCGTCATTCCGTTCTACGACCAGAATGGGGAACTTATTGGCGTACAAGGACGTGTATTCGACCAAACAGAAGAATATAGAAAAAGTAGGAAAGAAAATGAAAAAATTCGCTACATTACTCTCAAAAAAGAAGGGCAAGAAAGGCTCTGGTACGGACTGGAAAAAGTAAATCCTCGGGAAACAGTCTATGTTACTGAGGGTCCAATTGATTCCATGTTTATTCCAAATGCGGTAGCAATGCAGGGAGCTGGATGGTTGGATAAATTGCCAGAAAAGATTGAAAAGTCAAATGTGGTATTCATTTTTGACAATGAACCACGTAATACAGAGATTGCTACATTAATTGGTAAATATATCGACGCAGGAAGAAATGTAGTCATTTGGCCGGAAGAACTAAATAACAAAGACATCAATGATATGGTTTTGGCTTATGGTTTGCCAACCACACTCAAAATTATTATCAACAATGTTTATTCTGGACTTAAGGCTAAGATGAAGTATACTTATTGGAAGAAGGTTTAAAATGAGTAATGAAAATGATGACATATCTGATGAAGATATGGAAAAAGCAAGCCAAGCCTACTTAACATTTGTTTATAGATTTGGTGAATACGTAAAAGAGATGGATCCACAACTTTGGAATAAGGCAAGAGAATATGCTGCTGACTTCACAAAGATTCCTGGTGTAAAAGTTGAACTTGTAGATAATGATGAAGAGGATGAGCTAAATGGTGGCAACACAAAAGCTTCTGGAGCAGACTAAAGTACCAGTACTTGACTATGGTCACGTTCAACTTATTGAACACATGGGTTCTGATATCAGCGTTGTCAACGCAGCCAGAGTTTCTTTCAATAAAGAAAGCAAACTCCAAGATGGAAAGCTTTCTGAGAGAGACACAAAACTTATTTCATATTTGGCAAAACACAATCACTTTACTCCGTTTTGCCATCCGCAAATAAGTCTTAGAATAAAGTGTCCAATCTTTGTAAGGGCTCAACTTGGTAAACACCAAATCGGTCTTACCATGAATGAAGTTAGTCGAAGATATGTAACATTTGAACCAGAAGTTTATGTTCCCTTTTGGAGAGCTGCCCCTACTGATGGTGCAAAGCAGGGAAGCAGTGGTGCAATTGAAGATATAGATATCTGTATTAAAATGCGCCAGGAATATGAAGGTGTTGCAAAAGAATGTATTGATCTTTACAATCGTTTGTTGGCAGATGGTGTTGCTCCAGAGCAAGCACGTTCAATTTTGCCACAAGGAACTTATACGGAATTTGTGTGGACTGGTTCTCTCTACGCATTTGCCCGTGTTTATAAGCTGAGAATCGACAGCCACGCACAGTGGGAAATTCAAAAATTTGCTGAAGCAATTGACAAAATAATTGCTCCACTTTTCCCAGTTTCGTGGCATACTCTAACAACTAAATAAAGACACCAACCAAGGAGTCTAAAAATATGGCAGAAGTTTTATCACCGTTTCAATCGTTTATTTTTATTTCGCGCTACTCACGCTGGCTTCCTGATTACAATCGCAGAGAAACTTGGGAAGAGTGCGTAGAGCGTTGGTGGAATTATTTTACAAACAAGGTTCCTCAACTTGCAGAGCGTCCTGATGTCAAGGAAGCAATTCTGAATCTTGAGGTTCTTCCATCCATGCGTAGTCTAATGACTGCTGGACCAGCACTAGATCACGACAATACTTGTTTGTACAATTGTTCTTATTTACCGATTGATTCTGTTCAATCTTTTGCTGAGTTGTTTGTTGTTTTGATGAACGGAACTGGAGTTGGTTATTCCGTTGAACATCAATACACAGATAAGCTTCCAACAGTTGCAAACAAAATTGAAAAAGTTTTTAACATCACTTATGTCGTTGAAGACTCCAAAGAAGGTTGGGGAAATGCTGTTAAGTTTTTGATTGAGCATCTTTATTCGGGTCGCCATGTCAAGTGGGATCTTAGCAATATTCGTCCAGCCGGTGCTCGTTTGAAGACATTCGGTGGACGTGCCAGCGGCCCTGCTCCTCTTGATAATTTATTCAAGTTCATTGTCAAGATCTTCTACAATGCACAAGGCCGCAGACTTACAGCACTTGAGTGCCATGATATTTGTTGTGCTATTGCAAATGCTGTAATTGTTGGTGGTGTTCGCCGTTCTGCAATGATTTCATTGAGTGATCTTTCTGACCGTGAAATGGCTCTTTGCAAGAGTGGTGCTTGGTGGGAGCATGCTGGTGCTCGTTCCTATGCAAACAACTCTGCTGTATACCGTGGTCGCCCACCGATGGGACAATTCCTTGAGGAATGGACCTCACTATACAACAGCCACAGCGGTGAGCGTGGAATGATTAACCGCAAGGCTTTACAAGAGCAAGCAGCTAGATGGGGTAGAGACGAAAACTGTGAGTATGGTACAAACCCATGCTCAGAGATTATTCTCAAGCCATTTGAATTCTGCAATCTTTCTACTGTTGTTGTTCGTCCTGATGATACAGCAGCATCGTTGAAGAAGAAGATTGAAATCGCAACCATCATCGGTACTGTTCAATCTACCTTTACAAACTTCCCGTATTTGCGTCCTGAGTGGAAGCAGAACTGTGAGGATGAAAGACTTCTTGGTGTCAGTATGACTGGTATTTACGACAATAAACTTACCAGTGGTCTTGAGGGAAAGCCAAAATTGATCCGGCTACTTGAAACCCTTCGTGATCACGCCACTGCTACAAACCTTAAGTGGGCGGAGAAGCTTGGTATTAATCCGAGCAAGTCTATCACCTGTGTCAAACCAGAAGGTACAACCTCTTGTTTGGTAGATTCTGCTTCAGGTCTACATCCACGATACGCAGATTATTATTATCGTAGAATTCGTATCGACAAGAAAGATCCA